GTGAGGTGGAGCTGCTGAGTCAGTATCTGTGGACCTACGGCTGGGCCGGATGCCATGTCTCGTGGCAGCAGGAGATCGGGCAGAAGGAGCAGTACGTCACGGTCGAGCAGCTCATGCAGATCGCGGCGCAGAGCCCTCAAGGCAGCGTGCTGGCGGACCTGCCGAACCTGCTTGCGAATCCTGACGCAACCGACCAGTTGGCTGAGCTGCTCATGGCGGCTTTCCCGAATCTCAAGAAGCGCAAGGCTCTGGAGTGTGTGAAGGATCTGCGTGAGGAAGGTGAGTGCGAGATCTACGTGCCGACGCTGGTGAAGAACTCTCCGAGCGTTGCTGCGCTGGCTCCCTACGATGAGCTGGCGTTTCCGCCGGAGACGACCGACATCCAGAGTGCGCGTGTGGTGTTTCGGCGTTGCTACATGACCGAGATCGAGGTGATGCAGCATGTCGAGACGGACGAGTGGGATGAGGAATGGGCCAAGCAGGCGATTGCCACTCGAGGACGGTTCTCCAACTTCTCGGACTACACCTACACCATCGGCCTGACCAACAACGCGGTGCTGGATCGCGAGAATCTGATCGAGGTGGTCTATGCGTACCAGAAGGCGCTCGATGAGGACGGTGTCCCGGGTGTTTACTGTACAGTATTCTGCCCGCAAGTAGGCAACGCTTGGGGCAAGTTCGAGCTGATTGACTACGAGCACGGCCAGTACCCATTCATCGTGTGGCGCAGCGAGGTGATCCACCGGAAGATAGTCGAGAGCCGGGGCGTTCCGGAGATCTGCGCGACGTGGCAGAACGAGATCAAGGCTCAGCGCGACTCGATCTTCGATTATACGAGCCTCAACACGATTCCGCCGATCCAAGTTCCTAAGACTAGGGGTGGAAACCTGCGCCTTGGGCCTGCGGTGCAGATTCCTGTGCTGCGTCCGGGTGAGATCTCGTTCATGCAGCCGCCTGCCCGGGAGCCGAGCGTGGCGTTTAACCTCATCGCAGCCATTGAGACACAGGTGGATCGGTACTTTGGCCGTCCTACCGAGAAAGTGCCTCCTGCGCTCACTCAGATGCGGCAGCAGAGGCTCGTGAACAACTGGCTGCACGGCTGGACCGAGGCGTTCCGGCAGGTTCTGAGCCTCACGCTGCAGTACACTGGGCCCGAAGAGGTGGCGCGTATTACCGGCAGCAACGTTCCTCTGAGCACCAACGTTCAGGAGTTCGATGTTTCGCTCAAGTTCGACGTGCGGGAGCTTCAGACAGATCTTGTGACCGAGAAACTCAAGGCGCTTTCGAGCCTCGTGCTGCCTCTGGACAGCGTTGGCGTGGTGGATCGCACCAAGCTCGTTGGTCTGGCGCTGCGTGCGATTGATCCGACGTTGGCAAATGAGCTTATCATGCAGGCTGGACCGGCATCGCAGAAGATGTTCGACGAGACCAACGACGAACTCGGCCTGATGTCGCTTGGTAATCCTCCGAAGCTGCGTGAGAACGATCCCACAGCTCAAGCAAGGCTTAACTTCGCGCAGCAGATCCTGCAGGCGAACCCGAAATACCAGCAGCAGGCTCAAGCGGATCCGTTGTTCCAAGCGAACCTGCAGAAGTACGTGGAGAACCTGCAGTTCAGCGTCCAACAGCAGCAGAACGCGGTCACTGGCCGCCTTGGCGTGCAACCCGGATCAACTCCTCAATGAGAATGACCGACGAACAGCTCAGGATGGCGCTGGGTGGTGTGGGTGAACATGAGCCGGTGCTGCGTGCGTTGCGGCAGGTGCTGGGTGAATTGATTGCTGACGAGGTCTCCGCAGCAATTAATTCGGCATTGACTCCAGAGGCGAGAGCATACAACTGCGGACGGGCGGCTGCTCTATCGGATGCACGCTCGTTCCTCGTGGAGATGGGTCTGAAGCTGGAAGCTCCCCAAGAATAATTGGTTGACGTTAGCGGTAACGTAGTCCATGAGGGCTTCAGCTTTCTGGGTTTAGCGTTAAACCCTGTCGTAGTATGCCCGACTTGCAGGGCCTAAAAAGCATGGAAGCAACAAATACCGGGGAAGCGACACCCCAACAAAACACGGCACAACCGCTCAACCCGCTCCCGCTCGACACGGTGGCGTTGGCGAAACTGTTGGAGACTCGGTTTTCTGAGACTCCGACAAAAGCTGTCGAGGAACCGGAACCAGCCGCTGCGAGTGCAGATGAGCCGGTTGCCGAGGAGTCAGCGTCCGAGACTGCTGAGACCGGGGAGGCGACACCCGTGGAGGATCCCGCTGAGGAGGAAACCACTCAGCAGACTGAAGACGCTACCGAGGACGAACCGGCTGGAGTCCAGAAGCGCATCAACAAGCTCGTAGCCCAAAAAAAGGAAGCCGCAGCAAAAGCGGAAGCCTTGGAGCGGGAGCTGAATGAGGCGCGGACGAAGCTGGAAGCACTCGAGCAGCAGGCGGCAGTACCGCAGGCGGCAGCGACGACCGACAATCCGTTCTCCGACATCTGGGACGAGGCGAAACTCAGCGATGAGTACCGCAAGGCCCGGGAGTTGAAGAGATGGTGCGAGGACAACGCTGACGGCTGTGAGGTGGGCGGGAAAGAGTACAGCGCGGATGAGATCAAGGCGATTCGGCGACGAGTCGAGGATGCCTTGGATGTTCACATTCCGACGCGGCACCAATTCCTAGCCACCTACAAGCAAGTGCGGCCAGTTGCGGAGAGTGCGTACCCTTGGTGGAAGGACCGTAGCAATCCGACGTATTCGGAAGCGCAGCAGGTGTTGCGGCAGATGCCTCAGCTTGCGTCGTTCCCTGACTACCAGATTGCAATCGGTGACTTCATCGAAGGTCGGAAGGCTCGAATGGAACGCGAGAAGAGCGCGAAGGTTGCGAAGGCTCCTGTGAAGGTGGCCCCGAAGCAGCCTGCGGCTCCAAAGGCGAGTCCAATCAAGTCTGACAAGGCCAACGATGCGGCGAGGTCTGCCAAGAAGGCGTTCAACCAAAGTGGGAGCACTGCTGATCTGTCGCGGTTGCTTCAACACACACTTCTAAAAACCTAATACTATGGCATATCTTGGTGTAAACAATCAGGTCGGCGTCCGCGAGGAATTGGCCGACTACATCGCAAACGTTGACGCGAAGAGCACTCCATTCGTGTCCATGGCTCCCAAGGGCAAGGACCTCGGGAACGTCATCATGAGCTGGCAGGTGGATGATTACTCCGCCCCTCAGCTCGGTGGCGTGATCGACGGCACTGACGTCACCAGCTACACGAACGAGTCGGCCAATCGTCTGCGCGTTACCAACTACGCTCAGGCTTTCCGCCGTAACGCTCGGGTCGGTTTCATCGCCGAAACCCAGAACGTTGCCGGTGCTGCATCCGAGATTTCTTACTCCATCGCAAAGCTTCTTGTTGAAATCAAAAGGGATCTCGAGAGCACCTTCCTCTGCACCAACCAAGCGGCGCAGCAGGACAACGGCTCCTCCACTGCCTACCAGACCGGCTCACTCGGTAACTGGCTCCTCGGCACCAACAGCTCCAACATTGGTGCTCTTGCCTCCGGTTCCGCCTTCGCTCCTGCTGGCGGCGTGACCCCCGGCACTGCGGCTACCAACGCCATCAGCTCTGTCACCTCGGCGAACTTCGCTGAGAGCACCGTGCAGAACGTCCTCACCGCCATCTACTCCAAGACTGGCGTGTATCGTGACTACGACTGCATCCTCGGCACGACCCTGAAGCGTGCTTTCACGAACCTGACCAGCGCCGCTGCTACGCAGGTTGCCAACACGAACAGCATCGCTGCTACCAGTGTCCGCACGTTCAATCAGGAGCTGTCCAGCTCGACGTTCGCGTCCTCCATCGACGTGTTCGAGGGTGACTTCGGTCGTCTGATTCTGCACCCCACCACCTTCATTGGTGGTAAGAGCACCACCACGCTGGCTGCTGAGGCCTACCGTGGCTACGTCATCCCCATGGACATGACCGAGATCCGGTATTGCAAGCTCCCCGAGGTCAAGGATCTCCCTGACGCTGGCGGCGGTCCCATCCGTCTCGTGCAGGCCATTGCTGGTCTCGTGGTGAAGAACCCCGGTGGCTTCGGCATGTTCGCTGGCGCGTCGTAATCAATCACTCAACGGGGAGCATCTGCCATATCGGTGGGTGCTCCCCTTTTTTCTATCATGCAATCACCCATACTAGACAACGTACTCGAAGGACTCCCGGCGCAACTGCGTCAGGATGTGGTTAAGGAATTGGCTACTGGCTACCACGCGGATCTTGTGCAAGCAGAGGTGCACCAGAAGCGCATCGCCAAGGACAGCCAACAGGATCTCCGCAGCATCGACGGCATTGGTCGCTTGCGGATGCGTATTGACCCCACGCTCTACCATCACTGGGGGGCGAAGCTAGGCTACGAGTGCTGGAAAGACTCGCAGTTCTTGCGTGAGGTGGAGCGTGACAACCCGGAGGTGCGCGTGAAATGCGGGGGAACCAAGTTGCAGGTCGGCTTCTCACCGACAAACACTAAGTTCAGCAAGAAATACTGAGGTATGGCACAGCAGCCAATCGACGTCGGGACAGTACCCAATGATGGAACGGGAGATCCGTTGCGTGATGCCTTCATCAAGTGCAACGACAACTTCTCGGACCTGTACAACCTCGTCTCGGCTGCTGGTGCCCCGGTTAACGCGGAGTATTTGGTCAAGTCTGCCAATGGGACGCTGACGCTGGAGCGGGTGGTTGGCGACTCGACCACGGTTGTCGCAAACTGGGATACGGCTGGTCAGGTGTCCTTCGAGCGTGCGGCTCTGACCGGTGACGTAGCAGCATCGGCCAACAGCAACTCGACCACGATCCAGCCGGGTGTGGTCAACACGACCAAGCTAGGTGGTGACATCACTCCGCAGGGGAAGGCCATCCTAGACGATGCCACGGCTACTCAGCAGCGCAGCACCATCGGAGCGACGACCTACACGCACACGCAGGGTGTTGCTGCAAACCCTTGGGTAATTAACCACAACCTCAACGCCTACCCGACGGTCTGGGTGATTGATCAGATACTCAACCGCGCTGGTTGGGCCGAGGTAGAATATCCATCCGCAAACACTGTAAACGTCCACTTCCCCGGCGCTTGTACCGGAATCGCGTACCTCAACTTCTAAGACACTATGGCAGTTCCGTTTCTAAACTCCATCACGCTCCACAAGAACGAGGTTCAAGACTTCAAGGTGTTCAATATCGGCACCGGGAACCCGACGCTGTCATCTGGTGGCGACATCGGATACTTCTGGACCGACACGACTGGTTCAAAGGTCCTTAAGTGGTGGGATGGCTCTGCTGTCCGTACGATCCTCGACAGCGCTTCTAGCGTCACTGCAGCCAACATCAGTGGTGGAGCTGCTGGTGAACTCCTCTATCAGAGTGGTCTTGCCACTACTGCCAAGCTGGCTGTTGGTACGGACGGTTACATCCTGACCTACGACGGCACCAACACGAAGCCGAAGTGGTCTGCTTCGATTCCTGCTGGTTCTGTTTCGGGCCTAGCCGCGTCCGCGACGACTGATACGACGAACGCTGCGAACATCTCCAGTGGACTGCTTCCGTTGGCTCGTCTGGCGTTGGCTACGGGTCAGTTCTATGTCGGTGATGCTTCCAACAATCCTGCAGCCACTGCCAAGTCCTCGATCTCGTTGACCGGATTTGGCGCTCTGACTGCGGATCTGGATATAGCTGGGTTCAACATCATCAACAGCGGAAACGTCACCTCTGGATCGTCCG